TGAGTGTCTTGAGTATGCACTGGAGTTCCCGGCGGCAGATATGCATGGGGTATGGGCAGGACTAACTAGCAGACAGCTAGCCGCAGAGCAAAGAAGACGAAAGATAAAAGCCGTTCGACCAACGCTCGCACAAATGTGGGGAAACTGAAATAGCGACTTTCATAATACTGGGAGTTGTATTTGCCTGGATACTCTGGTGGACTTCATAAAGCAGCAAAAAAGGTCAAAATGTTTAGCCGCGCCCGGTTTTTTCATTTTTTAGAAAATTTTGTAATTACTAATTGCTAATTGTCAATAGTTGCGAGCACAACTACTTTCGGTTTTACTGGATGCGAATATTACAGGTCTCACAAAAAGACATGTTATTTAATTGGGTAATTTTTTTATCGCACTGCTTTTTGCCACAGGGTTCGAACATATGTTCGCCCCGGATGTAAGAGACTATTGTTTCCTCTATTGTCGGGATGGAGAACTGTGCGGAGCCGGCGCTGGGAATTCCTTTTTCTGTACGAATGAAATCCCATACGGCATACAGCACAACGTCATTGACCGATAGTCCCTTCTTGCGGGCATAGTCAATTATCTCGTTTTTTTGTTTGCCCTTCATTCGTACGTTCAGAATGACGTACTTATCTACAAAGCGGGTCTTCTCTGCTTTGCGGCCCACTTCAGACTGCGCTATCGCGCTCCACCAGAGCTTTGATGTAGTCGGTGAGGGTCAGGTCTACTGCCTGGGATTGGAAAATTAGTTTTTGTTTGAACTCTTTATTGACGCGCAGTGTGAGGGTTACTACAGGTTTGGTTGGCTCGGATACAGGGCGGCCAGGGTTTCGCTTCATACAGCGAATTTACTGCAATACGAAAGTCCTCATTGTAAGTACGATGAAAATTATTACTACCGCACGGAATACAAAACTAAAAGGGGAGTACGCAAGTTTGTATATTAAAGTTGTGGATATTAAAAAGGCAATTATATTAAACAGATTCATTTAGGTTCTTTTTTTTGGGTCACTATTGTTGGGTAATCTTTTTTGGAGGCGGGTCTGGAACGGCGTACTTGTCTTGTTCTAACTCGGCCACCACCTTCTCGTACGCCTGAGAGAAAACCGCACGGTCAGAGTTGGTGTGAAGGTTATATGCAGACTGGCCCATTGCCTTGATGGTGCCGGCGAGAGCAGCTGACACCTCTATCGATGGAGGCATACCGGAATTAACCTCCTGGGATAGGGTAATCCATTTACCCCAAGCAATAATAGGGTCATCAAAAGGGGGCACTTTAGTTGTGGTATCTATTGTGACCTTTCTTATTTCGCCTGGGCGCGGCATGAACTCTCTGGTTACCGCCATCTTGCGAAACGCCCTCTTGGCGTCTTGCAGTTCTAAGTCGTGCAGTAGCTCATACCAAGCATTGAGGGTGGTTGTTAAGTCTCCCTCCTTGTTAGGTAGCTCGGCTCTATAGGTGGCGTACACCTGGTCTACCAATTCGACAAGTTCTTCTTTGGTCATTCCTCTGCCCACTTAGATTTAGCTGACTTTGAGTTCGTTCCGTCATACAGGTCTAGGAACTTCTCTACATGAGCAGCGTCTCTAAAGATAATGGCAACGTCGTTGTAGACGGTCTTTTCTTTATTCTTGCCCATATGGAAGTCTGAGAGCAAACACCCATCAATGGCTTCCTTGCAGGTCTGGACGCTATATACAGCGATGGCCCAACGTATATCCCGCTCGCGTTTAATATCGAGTGTGGCGCGGTTACGGGCGGTCTTTGTTTTCCAGTACTCAAACACTTCTACCACCAGGTTCATGTTTACCTTTTTACCCAGCTGGATTTTCGTTTGGTTGTGGGCGCTAGGCCCTCTACCCTTTTTGTCAGTACTCATATTCACAATCTACTCGCTCTCTTCCGCCACCGTCAAATGCATTTATGAAAATGAACAGTATTTACCTTAAACCGTATTCTTAGCTTGTAGTGAGTTGAAGCTTTCGGCAGTTTCGTGGATGGTATCTATTGCGATGTTACCCGTAGTGTCACTTTGGAGGGGGGTGTGGGGGGAACCTTTAGATAAAGTTCTTGCCGCGCGCACACCAAATACCACCCCCTCAGGTGGTACATGAAAAAATCAAGTAGTTGATTGCTGGCCGGCAATCTATGAATTCATACTTTCACTCTATTGAGTTCCAGAACGGTAAAGCTACCAGGCTCTTCCACCACCGTCAACCTCAACCAGGGATTTTCTTCTTCGAAAACCAAAAAACATTTTCACGAAAAAAATAACGAGGAGCTGAATCACAAAAAAGATTTGTGATAAAGTTACGGGGCTTCCGACGGGTTTCCCCTTTCACCCCGAAAGAAGCAGCCTCCGGGTTGAGACTATTAATGGGTTGGTAGGTGACCTTCGATAGCTCCCCGGGGGCACTTTCGCTTTATTCACCCGGCTGTTGCTGGTTGCGATACTCTGTCGCGATGAACTTGCCGAACTCGTTTCGGTTGGCGGTTGGCTTGTTGTCGTTGTTCGACAATCTCGAGATAATGTCCCTGGTCTCGTTGTTGAGACTATTCCTGTGATAATTCGTAGGATGTTCGCGTCGGCTTTTCTGCTGCTTAGTATTAATGTATTTCTGAAATTCTGAAGCTAGCTCTTCCTGCAGCATCTTTTCTGTATTTTTTGGATTAACGAACTTGTTGTATTTACGACGTTTAAACCAGAGGCTGCCGTGGTTAACCAGGGAAAACATGGTCACTAGGATTGTCGCGACGAACGTTATGGAGATGATTGTGGAAATTGCTGTTTTCATTTAGGTAGCCTTTTTGTGTATTTTTTGATTTGCCATTTCCGGAAGTTGTACCCCGTACGCCATAACGAAACTCTTTCGACAACTAAGCCGCGCAAATTATCATAAATAATTGCAATTGTTCCGTCGTTGACACGTGGTCTAACCCAGATAAAGAACCAGAGGACCAGGGATAGATATAGAAAAAAGAAGAAATTCATTCGTTCACCTCGAGCTCGTCGAGATACGTATCGCGCGCGCCGTCCATATGTTCCTGATAAAGGGAATTTATTTCCGCCGCGTCGAGCAGATGGCTATCGCGCTGATTTTCGAGAAAAGCGTGATACTCGGCAGCGGCTTCTTCGCGACCCGTCATTACTTCCCAACTTCCAGCAGCTCTTCGTGCTCGTTATTTAAACTTTCATACATCCGGGAAGACGACAGCAGCGCCATCATTAAAGCTGCGCGCGCCTGGATATCGTCCAGTCCTTCCATAACTTCGCTTAAATGTAGAATTCTTAATCTAATAGTGTCCAGAGCATCAGCTCTATCCTCAGGAGGTCTTGTTTCTCCTGAATCTTCAAAAAAAGCAGTAATTCGTATCTGCTTCATAATTTCTTCTTGTGTTTGGTCTTCCATTGTTTAGTACCTCTCTGGAAAGTTATCTACTCCGACCGGCGGAGCTTCTTGTTTTTTTTGATTTTATAACCAGCACGCTCGAGCTCTTCGATTATGTGCTGCGGGATACCTTCCCATATAGTGATTCCCCTGTGCACTAGTGCACGTGCAATAGCTGCGCGCTTGGGTCCCAGTTGATTAATGTCCTGGTTCATACACCACCGTCAATACTTTCTAGTTTGTTTCAGTTAAATCTAACAGAAACCAGCCGCGCTCCCACATCATGCCAATTGCTGAATATCCTATAATATCTAGGTACGTGTCGGCGACTGATTCGTTTTGCGCAGCGCCTCCTCTAGATAATTGAAGATTCTTGAGTCTTGCCATCTTGTCATGACACCTAACCAATATCCCTTGGCGTCCAAACCGAGCAATATTATGGTGACCGTAGTCCCTTTGCTTACGGATAAGGGTTTCAGTGATATCTTCGCGCAGCATCCAGCTTCCAAAGAAGCCCGCGGAAGACGAGTTAAAATTCTCAATTTCCGGATGATTGGCGGCCGGCGATAAATGATTCAAATTTTCACTTTTTATACCGCACGCAGCGGCCAACGTGCCAAGAATTTTCCATTCTTCGACCCAGTACATGGGGTCCGAATCGAACCATTTCGAATTATTCAGCATTCCCTCGAACTGAAGGTCCAGAATATTAAGGCCCTCGAGGATAATGTTCAAAAAATCGTCTTTTTCGACACCCGCAGCGGAGCTTGCCTGGCTGAGCATCCCTGATTCTTGAAGTTCTTTAAAATGTTTCTCAACGTTATCTACTCTGTCAAAAATCTCACAAACCACAATCTGCGCAGCTTCTTGCCACGACCTTGGCTCGCCTGGTTCCATCTCTTCCACCACCGTCAACATCTTTTTATCTCTCATTCCCCCGCTAGCAATTCGTCCCAGCTCTCGGGCGGGTTCGTTTGGATTTCCAGTCTAACCAGTTCAGCCAGATTCTCCAATTCCTCAATCCACCTGGCATCGGAAACTCCGCTGAGCCCCGGCTTTTCCTCTTCAGATTCGACCCGGGCAAGACACTCGGCGATGTAATCACGCGAGAAAGCTGCGGTTATCGACTTTTCATTGGAGCCGCGCATAAGTACTGGACCGCGGTTTCCATCCAAGGCTTCGGCTGGGACGTGAATTCCTGTTACTACGTACTCGTTATTGTCGGTAAAGATAAAAACAACGTTATTGTCCTCATCGCCGCTGCCCACCTGAGTGGCTACTTCTTCTGCTATTTCCTGCGAGATGTCTGATTTCATCAGCATCTGGACCAGGTCGTCCTTTTTTGGCTTTTTGTTTTTGCCTGCCGCGGGCTCCCAGTATTGTTCCATTTTTTCTCTTTTCCGTTAAGCGACGTATCGAGGGCCGCGTGCGTGATTTTTTCGTTTTTTCGACAGATATCCAGTGGCCGTCGTGTATAAATTTATCTAAATACAACCAGGCGTCTACTCGATGAGAATTCCTTTAAAAACCATGTAACCAGGCAGCGCCGATTCTCCGTCAGTTCTGACAATTCCAGAAACCCAAAAAGGTTTTGGATGAGGCTCGAGAGGGTCTTCCTCAATAACTGTTCTTACTGCAGCAATTGCGAGACCGCCTGCCTCCTCAGGCGTAGACGCATGTACATCCACCCCGACCATTACTTGGACACGATAGTTATTCATATTAATACTCGCATTTCTGTCCATCACAGCTGCCGAATTGTCGACAAAACATTGAATAATTAATGCAGTCTGGGTCACGTGAGTCCACAGTTTCTGATTGACTGCTGCGCTCCTTACGTTTTCCACGAGACTTACCTAGCTTGTAAGCAACTAAGTTAGTGACTAATCCCATGAGGGTAACCTTATCCGCCACCGTTGCTTTTGTCAACCTATATATTAATCATTCCCGTAAATAAAAAATGTAATTCTTCCTGCATGCGAACATACGTTCGTACTAGTGTGTCATCTATGGACAACGGTACAAAATTCAGTATTTATAAGGCAGCTCTCGAGCTGTACATTTCCGAAAACGGAGATTCTAAAATTTCATCAAGTTATGTTGATAAAAATCAAGAAAAAGAAATCTCACTTGGAGCTTGGGTTGGTTACATCCGGCAGAGATATCGTAAAAATCAACTTTCTGCAGCACGTATCTCCGTTCTGGAGCAAATTCCAGGCTGGTCGTGGGGTCCTTTTCAACCGGGTCCTCCAACCGATACTGAAAGAAACGAATCAATTCGTCAAATGAGAATTCAGGGATTATCCCTTAGGCAGATTGCCGATGAATTTGATTTGAGCCGCCAGAGGGTTCATCAAATAGTTAAAAAAATGAAACTGCCTAACTAGCAGCAGGCTCTTCCACCACCGTGAATAGGATTTAGGCACAGAAAAATGAATGACAGATTTGATAAAGACGGAAAATATTCTTTTAAAGCCAAGAACAGTTTTCCGAGAGTTATGAGAGATACGCCAACAGCCCCGAGGGTTGCCGCCGCTGGCGGGGCTCATGCCAAAAAAGAAGGAAATGTGTTTGCTGGATTCATTCTGCTTGTTGTCACACATGCTGCCTTGCTGTTCCTTGCTCTCGCTATCGCACACTCGGCTGGACTCGTGAGCGTGAGCGTGGGCGTGTGGGATTCCTTTGGCTTGGCAGTGCTGTATGTGGTGTGGCGTTCGTTTGACTCAAATATCTTCGGAGCCAATCGCAAGAAGTAACTGGCGTAGAAAGAGTTATCTACTCTTAGTGTTGCCATGCAGATAGCGAACGAGACGAGCGTGTAAGGCTCTGTGAGCAACGCAAGAACGAGTAGCAGTATTTCCATGACTACTTCCTATCAGCGAGTTCAGCAAGAACGGACACAATGTTGTTGCCTTCATTGCATGTCAGGTTCTCGTAGTCCTCGTACGCCTTCTGTGGCGTGTATGTGTCTGTGATTATCTCGTCTCGTATCGCAGAGTAGTAGCGCATTGCGGTTGTGATACTTGCGAACAAGTCATCTAGTAATTGTGATTCAGTTGGCTCTGTCATAAAAATCCATTTTTTCGTAGTAGTCAATTTTGTTTATCCCCCTGCCACCACCCCTCACGCAGAATCAAAGGAGTATGAAACTTCTACGCTTGGGGTAGTGGTGGTACATAGAGTAGATAACTCCATGCACCGTCTCCGTTCAGGGGTGATGGTGTCCTGTCGGAGCCACCACCCCTGTCGGGAAAACTTATCTACTCTTCTTTTTCGGGGAGAGGTACGCCCATGTAATTTTGGTAGGTGCGGTGGAACATGTAAGGATACACGCTGTGAGCCTTGCCATGCACTTTCAGATTGCGTAACTGCTCTATCGCTCCCTCAATGTGGGGAACAACAATGAAGTTGTGCTGGCGAGCGTAAGTAATGCATTGCATTGACAACAGTTCAGAGAACCCGTCATGCGCTCCACAGACTCCACCATCTGTCACCCATACAAGAGGTGTGTTCTTGTACTGGCGATTCTTTACGCCCCACTCAATCGCAGGAAAGTCCACGCCGTTACCGTGTCCGTAGTCAATGTATTCCACATTCTCAACCATCTTGCCTTTGTCAGCAACTACCCACATGTTCGGCATGTCTTTCCTGCCTCGGTCAGAATAGATAGCCACTGTTGCGCCTTGTGCGTTCTCAATGATTTCTGCAATCTGTTCAGTAGTGAATGACATAGAACCACTTGCGTCAATGATTACCATTCCACCACTGCCACGAATCGTCTTGTCAAAGACACGCTTCGCAGGGTCAGTCATGTAACGGTGTAGTCGGCGTGGTCTGCGCCCCATGTTCGTAGCAATGCGCTTCTTGCCCATTGAGCCGTAGTGGTGGCGTGGCATTGGTTCACGACTGATAATAAGTTCAGCCCAACCGTGTGCGCCACCAGCAGGTGCAGGAGAGATTTTGCCGTGTGGGTTTCCATCTTTGTCACCCTCTTTGGATTCCTCGTACTCGGCGTGATGTTCCTCTTTGCTTTCGCCTTCGGACTTATCTACTCCCTTTGCCTCGCCTGCCTTGCCCTTTGGGTTTGGGTTCTTTGGTGGTGGTGGGAATGTGGCAAGCCTGTCCACCCATTCTGCAAGACGCTCGGTGTGAGTGAATCCGTATGGAGCGATACCTTCGTAAGTGTCGGTACTTGCGAGTGTGCGTCCACTGTGAGATTTACGCATTTCTTTCACTGCTCGTTTGCCGATAGTCACCAATGCTTCACCCCACTCACGATTGTGCCTGCGGATTCCGTTCAGGAATGTCTTGTGACCAGCGGTGTTCGCAGTAGCGATACACATAGCAACTGCGCCTGCCCAATCGTTTGACTTCGCAAGGTGTTCGCCAGTTGCCAATTCACTTCCGTCAGACAGAAACTTCTTGACATCAAATCCAGCAGTTTGACACAAGTAGTTCACTCGCAATTCCTCTACAACAATCATCGCTGTCTCGGAAGCAATACTGCGTCCTACCCATTGAGTCATCTGTTCAGGTGTCGGAGATATTTTCGCATGCATCATTTCATGTCCACGCACTACACGCTCCATTTCACCATCGGTTGATGGTGCGAACATGACACGGTTGGTCAAGTCGGTGCAAGGCTCGCCACGAACGGGCAGACAATCTCTAACTGTCCAGCGTTCGTGTTCCATGTCCTTGCGTCCGAGCATGTTAGGTTCAGGGCGGTGCGCCCCCCTTTCAGAGTTATCTACTCTACTGGGGAACGCCTTGCCCGTACCTGTGTTGATAGCAGGTGAGTAAGCCATTGCTATTTCACTCCGTCCACTGCAAGAGCGTCAAGAATCTGCTTGGCACGATTACCGAATGTGAGTTGGCATGCTCGTTCCATACCGACTGCCTTACGCAGTTTGTCAAGAGCCATGAATGCTCGCAATGAGATACGAGCCTCACCACCGTCAGCCATACGGACTGCGTATCCACGCAAGTCAGGAGACAAGCGGAGAAGTGCGTTCGGGTGTGGCTCGTTGATACGAACACGGATTGGGAAACGGTCAGCGAGTGCTGTTGGCAGTTCGCTCATGTTCTCAATGTTCGTGGTCATCACAGCAGAGAAGCCTTCCAATGGGCGCACCAGTTCACCACTTTCAGGGTGTTGGAATGTTGCGGATTCAGGTGAATCCAACATGGCGAGCAGTGTTGCGAAAACATCGCCACCAGCCTTATCTACTTCGTCCACGATGAGACGACCACCTTTGGTTCCGTTGCCTTTCCATGCTTTGAGAGCAGAGCCGTCAAGCCATTGGAAGCCACCTGATGATGATGGCATGAAGCCACCAGTTACGTCCATGTTTGTCATGTCCTCGGTGCAGACTAGGCGGTGTGCGCCAGCCTCAATGTCTCCGAATGACAGACCAGCATAGGTCTTGCCTGTTCCAGCAGGTCCGAACAGAATAATTCTGTCAATTCCTGAGTCAAGTGCGTCCTTGACATCTTTCCAGCACTGCGGTAGTGCCTCTTGGGTGGTTGTTACTGTATCCATTGTATTGCTCCTTTGTAAGCGTTGTTGGTTGGACAAACTCACCATACCACCTTCGGTACAGACTTCCCTAATCTATTGACAGACTTATCTACTCTGTTTGGCGAGGAGTTATCTACTCTGTTTGCGCCCCTTCCACCACCGTCAATGTGTTGGACAGTTCCGCTTCCCTCTTGCTCGGCTCGGTGCGCTTGCGTTGCGCCGATTTATCTCTCACCCCCCCCGTTCTCTGCGCCTTGTGCCTGCGCCCCCTGTGGGCAACAGCCCCGGGGGGAACCAAGCGAAGCGGGGCTATTGTCTAAAAAATAGAAAGTTATCTACTCTCTTATTTCTTCCTCTGAACATCAGCCACTTGCCACAAACCTTTTTTGATTTTTATGAACAGTGGAGATTCGCTGACATATTTCAGTGTCGTCTGATATGAGAATCCAGCAATCTCAACAAGTTGGTCTGTGGAGAATTGTTCGCCAGTGTGTTCGGTAGTCCACTTGTCAAATGCTCCCCATTTATCTTTGCGCTTTTCGGGCTTACTGTCCTCGGCTTGCTCGTCACTAACAACAGTAGATAAATACTTTTTTATGAACGATGACATCACATCTGTACCTAGCGAATAATGTTTCAGCATTGCTACTGGACTTCCGTTGCGTCCTTCTCTGTGCCACTTCTCCATGATGTAAAGACCACGAACAGTCTCACTCATTTGGTATTGCTCTGCACTCTGCTTCATTCGTGCTTTGTCTGTTTTGTATTTCTTGTAGAACGAATCATGCATACGCTTGTTCTCTTCATTTACAAACTCAATCGTGAAGTTCATTTTTATTCCTTTTTATTTGACCCTAATGGAGTAGACAAGCCTGAAAGGGGGAAACTTATCTACTCCAAACTTAGTGGGTGATTTTTTATTTTATTAGAGAGTATCAGAAACGCTCACCCTTACAAAAGAGAGAAAGCGTCACCCTCTTCTTCTATCAAGCCAAGAATGCTGCCGTTGTCCCACAGTACATGGACTGTTCCAATGTCATCTATGTCCATTACAACACCTTCGTCTCCGTGTTGTAGTTTCGTGTAAGGGTCGGTGCATGCATCAAGCCTGACTCGCTTACCGATTAGGTCTGTTTTTGTTCTCATGCCGGTACTTCCGTTTCTTTGTTTAGTAGTTGGCGAATGTCTAAGAGCATGTCCATCATTTCATGTGATGACACATTGTCTCTTCCTGAACAGTTGGCTATTGCCTTGTCCACTAGGGCGATTACTTCTTGATTCATGAGTTATCTACTCTCCTTTATTTCTCTTGGGTGCTTTTTTGAGTATGTCTGTGTATTTGAGAGTCTGTGTAGCGATGTTCATGTATTGAGCAGTAGCAATCATTACATCAACCAAGCGTCCGTACTCGTCATTGTCGTCATACGGGTAGGAAGTAAAGAACGGCTCATCAAATGTCGGTACACCCGTGTCGTCATAGCGGTACATGTTGGCAACGCCCCATACGCCAGTCATGTTCCAATCAACGGCACTCATCATTAGTCCTTCACGAACATCGGTGAATGGGTTTTCTTTGTATTCCTTCTCCAAGTCACCTTTGTTCATTTTCTTGACTTCTGACTGGTCTGTCTCTTGTGACAGGTCTTTGCCGTAGCCCTCAACAACTACTGCAATGAACTCAAACTTGCGAACAGGTAGTGAGCGAACAACATCATCGTAAGCGTCATACATGTCCTCTTTGTGAATCAACGGAACCATTGCCACCTGATAAGGCTTAGACAGGGAGAGTTCTTGCTGGTTGATGAGGCAGGCTTCGTGTTCCTCGTTATTTTCCTCAATACTCTCAAAAGCAACCAAGAATAATGGTGGATTATCTGACATTGGTTCGTCCTTGCAAACTTCTGTCTTTGCGTAGACGCTTCTGTAAAGAAGGTCTTTCAGAATCTTGGTGATGTCATCATCAAGGTCTTTGTTTATTTTTTGTGATTTCACTGTATGCCCCTTTCAGGCTCGTGGTGTTACTGGAAACCATACCATGCTCGGTACAGACTTCCAAATTGTTATCTACTCTGACAGGCAAGGGTCGGTACAAGCCCTTACATGCCAGCATTACTATTTGTTTCCTAGGAGACTGTTCATGGACACTCCAAGTGCGTCCCCTACAAGAAGTAGGGTCTCAACGCTTGGTGCATAGCGTCCGTTCTCAACACGATTTACAGTTTTTCTGTCCAAGCCTGCACGATTAGCAAGTTCTAATTGTGACCAGCCCATCTTGGTTCTGTATGTTCGTACTGATTCTGAAATGTTTTCCATGGATTGTGTGTTTTTTGTAGTTCCCATTTGGGTTCTCTTTTCTTTTGTGTAGTTATCTACTCTTATTTAGACTGATGAAATAAACGGCTGTGGCATTTTTCCTTTCTTTTCGCACCGTTTGATGTATGCGAGATGTTTTGGGTATTCGGTCATGACAGTTACAAGTTCGTCATCACAGAGTTCCACTAAGTGATGTTCCCATTCACTAAACGATTCGTACCAATCTTCCTCGTCCTCGGACAAGTTGGGATTTTCAGGGTCGTTTGCTTTTTTGCATTTTTCGTCAAGTTCAGGCGTGAGCATCTGGGGGTCACGCCCACCTTCCTCAATGACCTCTCCATTATGAAAGAAAGACCACGCAACAAAGGCGCTGGATTCCTCTGTGGAAACAACTCCGAACATTAGTTGTGGGTACATGGCAGAAATCTTGCAAATTAGACCATCACATGGACTCCACGCAGATTCGTAACGCATGGAAAGGTTTTTCTCCTTAGAGGTTGGGTCGTCTATCTCTACATTGCATGCGCCCCATTTACTACCCCATGTTGCAACAGCGTCTAAGTATCCATCAAATCCGTCACTTTCGGTACTGAACGCAGTAAATACTTTTTCTACTCCGTCAGGGGTGGTGGTTTTGACTTCCTTTGACGCCCGAGGGTCAAGTGGTACGAGTTGGTTCAGGTCGTACTCAACGACAACTCGTGATTTGTCTCCCTCAACCTTGACATCGGCAACTGTGATGTCGTTGACGAACTTGGCGAGTTCTCTTTTTGTTCCTTTGATGGTCATGTAGTTGTAACACCAGTTAGGCATCTCTTCCTCTTTCAGTAGGTTTCTTCACACAGCGTACCACCCGTGGCACAGACTTCCCCTAGCCCTCTTCCACCACCGTGAATGGGTTGGACAGAGTTATCTACTCTCTTTCCGTCTCGGCTCGGTTTCGTTTCGTTCTTCGGATTTATCTCTCATCCCCCCCGTTCATCCTGCTCTGCTGTTTCAGCAAGAGCCCCGGGACGGACCAAGCATGGCGGGGCTGTTCTCAAAAAGAAAGAAAGTTATCTACTCTGATAGAGAGGCGTAGATAAGTGAGACGCTGACGAACGAGTGTCCCTCGTTGCTCCTACGTCTCACGAACGAGAGCATCTGCCACATGCTCGGTACATGCATGAACACTGAATCAAGAGACCACCCATACATGTCAAAGTCACATGGCTCCATTGGTTCAGGGGCGAATGAGATAACCCTCACTGACGGTGTGCGCTCCCACGACCAGCGAACACGACATTCAGACCCGACCAGTATCAGGTCTCTATGAAACAGTGCGTGACGAATGTAGGACATCAAGACAGAGAAATAGATACCGATAGTCGTCCACATGAGTTATCTACTCTTACTTGTGGGGAGATAATCCATGGCGGGTGTCTGTCTGTCTGCTACGGACATTGACGCAACCTTCACCACGAGAAGCGAAAGAGTTTCTAGCAATTTGCGCTCGGACACATCGTGTTCTAAAGCGACCCAATTAGCAATACTTTCGTACTCGCTCCAAATAATTTGCAGCGCCTCTATTGCAGTAGTAGCGAGAGTGTAATAATTCTCCCAAATCAACTCTGCCAATTCATCCTTAAAAATTACTTCCATGGTCGCTCCTCCATACAGTCCTCACAAATCCAGGCACGATTGTATTCATGCCAAGTGTAGTTGGATTCAGGGTCGTCCCTACCACAGTAGAGACATTCATCGGGTTCTGTTTCTGTTACCACTTATCTACTCTCTTTCTACGGCAACTCATAGGACGGAATGAATCTCTGATTGAACAACTCTGCCCACTCCCATTGTGATTCACGATGTCCGTAGAGACCTGCGTCAATGGCACGAGATGTGCGATTGTCAAACTCTACGATGGTGGTGTCCTTCTGTCTGAGAACCTGACCCACATCTTTCGCTGTTAGAGCGTCCTGTGCGTCTACGATTGCTACTACTGCGTCAGCAGTGTGAGTGGTTTCGAGTGCCTCTGCTCGCAATGACAGGTATGAGTTGCGAACCACTGCTACACGGAATGGCACATAGTCAAAGTAGGTGTTCTTCTTGCCACCAAGTAGACCGGTGTCAATAACTACGAAATCGTAATGAACTCCACGCAGATTGCTCACCTCGGAAAATGGCGCATTCACGATGGTGATGTCCTTGTATGTCTGTTCGCCTGATGACGGAGCCAGTCCAAGAATGAGCGTGTCATCGTTGTTCGCTGATGTGTCAATGAGCAACACTCGTTCAGGATTGGTCTTGCCCAATGCCAATGCGATTGAGCAGGCTACGGTACTTGTGCCTACTCCGCCCTTGCGAGCGCTTACTTCTATTACTTTCATGAGATACCCCTTTCAGGTATGGCAGTTGTTGCCAAACACAATGTACCACGATGAGTACAGACTTCCAAATAGTTATCTACTCTCATTCTTTCGCAACACAGAGAGACCGTTCTGCCCCCGACTTATCTCTCATCCCCCCGTTGTTCGCTTTCTCCCCCTTTGAGTGAAAAGCCCCGCTTCGCTAGGTTCCTGCCGGGGCTATCTGCCAAGAGTGCGCCTGTGGGGGAGTGAGAGATAACCGACAGATTGGTTGGAAACACGGCGAGCTGAAAAGTTATCTACTCTGACGAAAGGCTGGCCGTGTTGGTAAGAGAGTAGATAAGTGAAAGTCCCCGTCAGGGGGGGACTGACGGGGACTTCCGATTAGGGGAACTTAGGACTGTGCGCTAGTTGCTCTTGGTTGCGCCTGACTGTACGAACTGCTGGATTGCGTTAGCGAGTGAACCGCTTGCGCTACCTTCGTCTGTGATTACATCATCAGGCTCATCAGCGAACCGCAACACGCTGGCAACGCTCTGACGGTTAGCGATACAAGACAGACGAACACGACGACGCTCTGCGTGTTGTGAAGGTGCTTTGTCAATGTTGCCGTCAGGATTGAGTGGTGCAGCCCAACCTGTCGTGACGATAAGTGTCCAAGCGTATGCGCTTGCTACCAAGGCGTTGTAGTCATTGTCAAGCAGGTCATACACATCAGCGTGAGACTCAATGAACATGAGTTTCGGCGTGCCTTCGGCTGTGTAATCCACACCGTAAAGGTGTGCGCCTTCCATGACGAACGGAGTTGGCTCGTCTCCCTTTGAGAGTAGGGAGTGTATTTGACTCTCTATCTCTACTGCTATTGCTACTGTGTCCATTGGGTACCCTTTCATTGGTGTTAGTGGAACACCGTCAGCGTACCACACACGGGACAGACTTCCCCGAGTTATCTACTCTGTTCTTCCACCACCGTCATTGTGTTGTGGCGTGGTGACACACTTCCCGTTCACTTGCGCCTCGCCGTACTTATCTCTCGTCTCCCCCGTGTGCGCCTGCTTTGCCCTTTCGGGCAATAGCCCCGGGCGAACCCAAGCGCAGCGGGGCTGTTCCCCCAAAGCAAGGCAAGAAAAAAGTTATCTACTCTACTCACCCCCGAGAGAGCAAGCAGAGTAGATAAGTCTCGGGTGAATTAATCAGATAGGTGGTACTGCCCACCACGCCGTTCGTATTGAGCCGTAGCCTCGGTGATGGTCTCACGGTAATCGCCGTTCTCCATGTGCCAGCCCTCTGGACGGTCAACGGCGTTCCACACTGCGAACGGGTGGAGCGTGTTGTGTGGCAACAGACAGAGAACCACCCACACGGCGTAGGCGTCAATATCAGACGGGCGAGATAGCCAGCATGCGAGAATGGTGACAGGGTTACTGCCACTGCTAGGGGTGAACGAGTCACCCACTTTCAGTATGCGCATGGGGTATGTCTCGGTAGGTGACTTATCTACTCCCATGTTCTTACCCTTCCCCGTTGAGCCATGCGTTGATTTGCTCATCGTCCATTGGCACGATGGTAGGTGCAAAGTCCATTTCGGAAATTGCCTTCGCAAGCATTGCTTGGATTACTTCGCTTTCCGCAATTTCTTTTGCAAAGTCAAAGAAGCGTCCTGATGTGAACGCAACGGGCACATCGTGGTTCTCTCCGTCATACTCGCCTTGCTCATTGAGAGAGCCGATAACAACACAGTCACCCACAAGTGGACGCTGAAACAACATGGACGCCACAGCGTTCAGGGGGAGACCGATAAGCAAACCTTCATCGTGGACATAGCCAACGATTTCCTCGCCTCTTACACAGTCAAACCAACCACCCACGATTTCGTGAATGAGTGTGTGACCGTCCTCGGTTGGAATGTCTTGTGTGAATACCTCACCACTAGACCTAATTACTACTGCTGTTGCCATTGCGTACCTCTTTCGTTTGCGGATGACATGTGAAGCGTACCACTCGTAGTACAGACTTTCACAACTTGGACTTATCTACTCTGAACCTGCCGAACCAATGGGGGCTTGCGCCCCCACTAATTACTCGGCTTGATTAGGCAGTCTTGGCAGTCGGCTTGACTGCACCCTTCGCTGGTCGTACAAGCACTCGTACAGATGATGTGACTGATACAACGGCTTTGATGACCTTGGTAGGTACTTTGCCTTCACGAACTGCTCTGTCCCATGCTGGCGTGTCCACGCTTGGCTTTGTGATGGTACGGAACAATGGTGCGCTGATTAGGTCACGCAACTTCTCAATGTCAAATGAACGACGGTCAGACGGGCTGAGTTTGATGTTGATTTCAGCGTAGTCAAGTGTCTCAACACCATGCTTTGCGTACACGGCAACCAGTAGTTCTCGTGCTTCCTCGTGAGCCTGCTCGGCTTGTTCTTTGGCTGTGAGAGCGTTTAGAAACGCCTCGGTTGCTTTGTCTATTTCCTTGTTCATTGGATACCCTTTCACTGGTAGATGAACGCCACACGCCGTGTTGCTTGTGGCTTGCCACAAGCATACACCCCTTGCCACAGACTTTCCAACATTGCTTGACAGAAAGTTATCTACTCTCATTCCGAGGCTTCTTCCACCACCGTGAATTGGTTGTGGTGATGTCAGGGATTGTCTTTCCGTTCGCCCTCACGAGCAGGACTTATCTCTCACCACCCCCGTCGTCTCCGCTTTTCCCTTTTTGGGAAAAGCCCCGGGGACAACCGAGCGCAGCGGGGCTATTCCCCCGAACGAACAAAAAAAGAGAGGGGGGAGTTATCTACTCTCTAATAGAAAGGGGTATGAAAGTAGATAACTCCGAACAGGCTCGCCCTGCGTGGTGGTGCTAGGGGCGAGGCGAGGTGATGGGCAGGTGAACGGTCTGCCATGTGTCTAGTTGTGTGCCGTAGATTGACACGAGCCTGCTGATGACTTCCTGAATGTCACCTGAACAATGACGGTGAGCAATGTTGTACAGAGTGTCCCCACTTTTGATATCCACGATGTGCGTGTCACAAGAGAATGAAGGCTGTTGTATTACTTCATTCAGTCCCCACCAGCAAGCACCTAGCAAGGTGATGACTAACGGGATAGAGATTATGAAACGGCGTAGAGCGTACTTATCTACTCTCATGCTGTTACCTCTTTGATTGCGATTGTGTCCCAAGCGTGACGGCTTAGAGGTTCAGTCGTGAGTAGGTGTGTCGTTTCATCTCTGACGATTGTGCGAACTTCCAAATAGTCGTGATGAATAATGTACACATAATCACACCACGCAAAATCTGTATCTGTATCCGTGAACAATGCGTAAGGGTCGTCTAGTTCTATGTCTGTGTGTGCGTATCCGTAGCCCTCTATTAGTGCTTTGTCCTCATAGAGATTAGGCTCGCCACTTTTTGCCATTGGTTCTACTTGTGACCATGAAGCCGTATCGGTGATAAGTGTCTTGATGACCTTATCTACTCCATCTCTTGCTACTAATTCGCCTAATACATAAGTCATTCGCTCTGGGTAATTGTCCCAATGTGAATACCTGCCTTGCCATGTGCCAGCACTCTCTGATGTTGAGTGTGCCACGATTGCTCGTGTTGCCATTTGTGTCCCCTTTCATTTGTGAACACCCGTATCGTACCACCACTAGGACAGACTTGCCAAAGTTATCTACTCTCAATAGTTCCCACCCGACAAACCCCACAGGAGTACGGTTATCTCTCAAACCCCCCGTGTACGACTTTCGCCCCATTCGGGGAAAAGCCCCGCTATCAGGGACAAAAATAAGTGGTGAATAATGACAATTTATTTATGGGATTACGAGAAGCGATTGGCTCGAATAGAGCAACTCACTCGCGAGGCGAACAGGCTCACTACTCTTGTGCGTGAAGCCAATGACGAAACGCGAGCCATTCTTGCTAGGTCTAAGTTCGGGCTCGTTTCGGACTTATCTACTCCCATTACAGAGTAGATACAAAAAACGGGCTAACTCACCATTTGGCAAGCCAGCCCGTTTTTAGGGGTGAAGCACTCTTATGGAGTGAAAGGGGGTTAGAGGTACTTCACCACGCTGTGGTAGGTACTTGTGGACACTACTTCGTTGTCACACATTTGTAATACGCGAATGGCACTTTCCAAGGCGTCTTTGTCTGCGCGGTATTCCCACTCGCGGTAGGTATCAGGGCTTTCAGGCTTCGCGGAGATAACAGAATTAGGGACTTCTAGTACGAGTTCTACTGATGTTGTAGTGGTACTCGCGTCAGAACCGTGACGGTAGAAGTGTGTCTCGCTTGCTTTTTTGGCTTTCGCTTTGCCGTTCTTTACGAGTGCTACAACTGCTTTCACAAAATCGGCTTCCCATTTTTCTTGCGCCTTTTTGTAATCGGCTTCTGTTTTTTCGTTTTTTGAGAAGCGTACTTCACGCTCTGCTAACGCTTTTTGTAAGGCGTCAATAAGAACACTTACTTTCACCTTCACGCTGATATTTTTTGTGGACATTTTTCTCTCCTGCCAGCAGGGTTGGTAGTTGCTGACCTGTGAACTGTACCAGCGTAGGTACAAACTTCCCAAACTTATCCCTCACCCCCCCGTTTATTCTTTTTAGTTTATGGAGATAGCCCCGGCTGTTCGCCGACAATGGCGGGGCTGTTCCCCAAAAGGCGAGCCGAAGGCGCATGGGGGTGATGAGAGATAACTCCATCTCCTTGCTGGGTCAATGAGAGTAGATAACTTTGCTGGGCGTTTGACATTCCGACACGCAACGCCCCTTGTAATAAGTATGACTACTTACTATTCACGAACCCCACTCCCGTACACGCTCAAACCACGCCACGAATGGAACAGGCGTGACTTCTTTGATTACGAGGTGGACTCGTATTGCCGTTGCGCTACCCGTGTTCGCTATCGCTCTCGTGAGTGGCACGAGTTCACAGAACGCTTCCTGCCGTATTGCGAGGACTGGAACGGTTGCTGGGTCGCAGAGGAAGCGTGGCACGAGTTCACGCTCTACCTCATTCTCCCCGAGGGCGAGTACACCCCCGAGGAATACCCCGAGGGCTGGCACTTCCGTAGAGGACACTAGACAGCGTTATCTACTCCCATCACGCTAATGAGAGTAGATAACTTCGGGCTATTCGCTTTCGCACCTGCCACACAGGTAGTCAGCACCCCAAGCGTCACCCACATAGGTGCCGTGCTTGCAATACAGGCTGGCTTGATATTCACGCTCACGGTTCTCACGGGCTTCACACGCCTCGTAGTACGCCTCATAATGCTTCTCACAGCGTGGGAAGGTAACGAACGCACCCGAACGGTAGTAGCGCACAGGAATAGTGATTTCGTAGTTCACAGAACCGTCACAAGGCGAGTCAGGATTGTCGTAATCAAGGCAGTCCTCATGCGTCAGCACGGGCGTATCTGTGTCGTCTAATTCATTCATGGCTTAATCTCCGTATCCGTAGGCAGAACGCTCGTAGCGAACGCTCTCCTCGCTCTCACACAAGCCCTCAATGGCTAGGTCGTAACACTCGGCGCAGTACGCACCGTCAAGGCGTGAACTTACATTTGCCTCGTAGTAGGCGAGTTCGCACTCACACTTTGCACATACATCATTCATGACGCTCACACCTTTCCTGCACAGGTGCTACCCATGCCTCTAGCAACGCTCTTAGGGTCAGTCAGGTCTGCCCCACAGATAACGCACATTGAGAAATGTTGCCCAAGTTCAGCGCACTCGGGAACGGTCATACGCATACTCGCAGTAAGGCGATAGAACGCACCGCCCTCAAATACGAAACGGTCTGATTTCGTTGCACCCTCGGGAACGAAACGCATTGCGTACATTGCTGTTTTTTGCTTATTGTGCTTGACACGGTAAACGGTTTCGCCGTCACGGTACATACCGATTTCGGTAACAGGGTCAAGGCTCGCTTTTGCGCTATTGCGGTCACGCTCAATACCTCGCAGAACAGCGAGTATTTGCTTCTCGGACAGAACGCCCTTGCTCTCAAATTGCATGAACAGGCTTTTGTAAAAGTCATTGCGAGTATGGTTATCTCGCAAGTAGTCATACGCCTTGTCAAAGTCGGCTTGTGTGGTCATGATTTCCCCTTTCAGTTGGAACGCCCTAACTGTACCACCGCTGGAACAGGCTTCCCATAGTTATCTACTCTGTTTGCTTGCGAGTTATCTACTCTCAAAGTCAGCCCCATTGCCCCCGTCTGAACCCCCTCGCAATCACACTTATCTCTCCTCTCCCCCATTTCGCCAGCACTCCCATTCCCAACGGGGCTCTGCCTCCTGCTTGCCACCCCTTTGGGGTGAAAGCCCCGGCTGTCACCGACTAACGCCCCCGCTTCGCGAGGTTGTTCTCGCATGAACGGGAGCGGGTCGTGGATTATCTACTCGGCGTAATCCAGGCGGTACTGCTCGTCCTGTTCTTCTTGCGTCATGTGCTCCAGGCTGATGGAGCGGTGGCCACCTTCGCACTGCCAACCAACCCGTACGCCGTTGCGGATGACGTCTGAGACCTTCGCACCGCAATCAACGATTGCGTAGCGGTTGCCTGACTCTGCAGCTCGTTCGCCAAGGCCTTCCCAGTAGTCGAACTCGTATTGGGCGTTCTCTTCATCCGAGAGCTCGGGAATCGGAGTGAACGGGAATGCTGCTTCCCAATTCTTTTCCACGAGCCAACCACAGCGATTCGCTTCTTCGCGGTCACGGGCGTTCGCTTCCAGGGCTGCATTGCGCTCGCGGTCACCTTCCTCAATTATCCAGCCGTAGACATCGTTACGAACCTCGTTACGCGCTTTGACTGCCTTGACCGCTTGCTTTGGTGTGAGCGCCTTCTCTCCGTCCCAACCGAAAGCTGCTACGAGCTCCTCGTCTGAGAAGCACTCGGCCAGCTCGGACTCAAAGAATGTCTGTGGGTCTGTGTAAGCAGGTAGCGCCTTGATGGCCTCTACGACTGCTGTGTGATTTGGGTGGGTGTTCATGTGTGCTCCTTGTTGTTTTGGCTTTTTAATTTTAATTGTACAAAGCGTGGTACAGACTTTCTTATTTCCTTCTAAAACCCTTTGCCTGTAACGAGTGGCGTTTAGCAACCCGTCAGTTTCGTTACAAACACAAACACGCGTTATCTACTCTTGTTGCCTGGCTTTTTGCCAGCTCCGCGCCCAGCTCCCTGGTTATCTCTCAAACCCCCGTCCGCGGCAAGTCCAGCGCAGAAAACGGAGCCCCGCTCCGCCCCGACTGTTGCGGGGCTATCGGATTCCCTATCCATACGAGACTTTTCTCGCATGGACGGGAGACGATGCCGGGGAGTTATCTACTCTCAGTACCTTCCGTCCAAAATCATTTTTTTGTAGTCCGTAAACATTTTAAGAGCATCGTTATGACTGTCAGCATCGTCAAGTACGGGGTCATGAATAATGGATTTGTCTTTCCAGATAACAATCTTGTAGCACTTAATGACACAGTGTGTATCCGTCCCAATGCCATAGGCCATGTACTCGCAATAATCTGCGTGGATTTCTAAACGAGATTTTTCGTTTTCCCATGTGTCCACCACATCGGTGCCCAGCGACGTTCCGATAAAACTCAATTCACGATTGCCTTTATTCGCCCAATCTAACGCTTCATACCACTCATCAAAACTTGTGTAACTTTTATTTTTCATTGGCTGCCCCTTTCACTTGGCTGCCATAAACATACCACACGAGGTACAGACTTCCAAAAGTTATCTACTCTGTTGCTTGCGCTCAACGTTGCCTGTGAATAATTTCAATCGGACATATCTCTCGTCTCCCCCTCCGTGACTTTCTCCCTTCGGTCGAAAGCCCCGCTGGTGCGCGCGATGCGAAAAAAAGGGTATGATTCTCACAGCCAGCGCGAAGCTGTCGCGTAACGTCAAGGAGAAAACTGTGGGAACACCGAAGAAGAAGTCAGTCGAAAAGAAACCGGCCAAGATAAAGGCCGCAGTCAAGAAGAGAATTGCTCTTCCACGTAAGACAGTAAAGCCAGTAAAGATTGCGTCTACAAGTACGTCTAGTACGGCGTCTATTACAACAGTGAGAGTTACTCCTGTTACAAAAGTGAGCAGCACGTCTATTAACCCAGGCACCAAAATCTCCTACAAGTCTGAAAAGAAGTAGACGTGGGGAAAGATGCGTGGGGATTCGACCCTGCCGCTATGATGGCCAGGTTAAGAGAAGGAGAAAAAATGACTTTTGATGAATGGATGAAAATTGGCCTGGATTCCGGATGGTGCGGCCCACCGGTTTGTTACACCCATGATGGGTTACCAATGTCCGAAGAAGAAGAAGAAGAATTCGAAGAGGGAGACCCATGCATACACGTAATTCGCATGTACGAGAGCGAAGAGCACAGGCAATTGGTAGAGGACGCGCACTCGCCGAGCCAATGGCGCAATCATTACTCGAAGGATTAGATACTCTCGCAGCGCTACTTAGACAGAGCGCAATGTTTCATTTATTGATGAGCTTGTTTGCCGGATACATGGGGTTGATTACTAATTCAGATTTCCTGGCAACAATTGTTATTGCTACCGGTGCGTTCTGTTCCCTCAACGCGCTACATCTCGCGCGCCTACAAGGATTAATAGAGTAGATAAGTAAATTCGCCTTTTTATCGGGGCTCCCAACACTTCCAGGCCAAGTAGCGGACATTGCACGGGGGAGTGAGAGATAACTTGAGAGTAGATAACTTTTGGAAAGTCTGTACTGTGCGTGGTACATTTGTGTCGTACCAGTGAAAGGGGACATAATGAGGACATCAACCAAGGCAAAGTGTGAAGCTTTTGCTAGGGCCAATAGGCTAACCATAACGGTTCGTAGATTTAATGGCGTTTGGTATTCAGTGGATTTACCAGAGGGTCTAATCACCGAGAGTGGCAACACTGGTAAAGGTGGTGATACTGATGGTGAGGACTACACGATGCCCGAAGTATGGGGAGCGGTTATGGACGACATGGA